CCGATGGATAATTCAACATCCTTGATAGCACGTTCAGCCACCCAGCACGCATCGTAGGTGTCCGATCTAGTCGTAGCAGCGAGAGTGGTTTTCGACTTCATTTCAACGTACATGTCCGCGATCAAATCACCGTTTCTGGCGATCGTAACGGAGACACGACCGGATGGACCGGCGGTACCGTTGACAGTTTGTTCGATGTTTTCCATCGCGAAGTTAGTGTGGCGTTTGTAAACAGCCTGGAAGAAAGTAACTTTTGGGTTACCAGTTAAGTAGACGTCTTGGGCGCCGTAAGCGACGAGTTGCATAAGACCACCGGCCATATTGTTTGTTTTGTACTATATACTGAGATTTTTTTTTCAGATGGGAACCGCGAAAAAACCCGGGTGATTTTTTCCTGGTATACATAAATGTCGACTGAACAGGAAGAACCACTCCTCGAAGAAATTGAGGAAGAAGAAGAACTCGAACTTACCGAAGGTGACGAGGACGAAGACGAAGAATTTGAAATGTTCGATGAGAACGAACCGTTTATGACGGATATGGGTGGGCTATTAAGTTCGGTCCTCGCGACCGAAGACGGTGATACGGTTTGTTCCGCGCTGGTAAATATCTCCAGACAAATCGAGGTCCAAAACAAAATTCTTATAAAAATGTTAGCTCAAATGCAAAAAAAATAGCTTAGAAAAATAAGTGGTATGTAATAGAAGAAAATGGACGACAACACACATTATATCAGTCCGGATGCAAATCCCCAAGATTCGTATGATATACAGTGGAACACACAAATCCAATCACTTAATCCCGAAGAGTTTATGATGTTTCTCTCCCAATTAGAAGATATGTGGGATATAAATACTAAAGGTAATGTATTAATAGCATTTCAAACCGGATTTAAAAATTTTTTCAATCCCAACGAACTTAATCTCGAAACGGGTGTTCCTGATAGTTTTGATATTGATGTTGTTTCGGGAAAATATATTAGATTAAACGAAAAATTGGGGCATATGTATCATCGCGCCGTCTTTTTAAAACTTTTGGATAATGAAGACGATGAAGATATGACAATATCCACGCGTATCAATCGATTGATAGATCAAGTGTATGACGCATGGCAAATAGTTTCGAGTTCTGGTCGTACGTACGAACGAGTTAATTATCCTACGCGCGTTCCTGTAAATCCCGACTCCGATCCATCTATATTTAGGTCTTCGACTATGGGTAAATTTGACGAATTAACACCGTACCAACAGGCAATAATAACTTGTTTAAAAAAATTATACGGTAATAATTTAAGGAGATACAAAGGATATTGTTGTTCTCAAATTAAAACCGAGGATAACCAAGGTACGCGCGCTTGGCAACAGAATGAAACTATTCAAGAATATGTGTATAGTGTCGGTCAAAAAGAATCGGAAAATGAACTATGGAAAGCCTTAACCAGTAGGGGCGCTGTATATAACGAGGTTATCAGACACTTGTCAAACTGTAATGATATACAATTTCCCGAAATTAAAAAGAATCGTCACGTTTGGTCGTTTAAAAATGGTATTTTCATTGGTAAGGACTGGTCGGCTAAGACGGGTCTATATCAATCTTCATTTTATACGTATGATTCGCGTGAGTTTATGAATCTCGATCAAACCATCGTAAGTTGTAAGTATTTTGAAAATGATTTTACGAACTATGACCATATGGAGAATTGGTACGATATACCGACTCCACATTTTCAGACTGTTCTGGACTATCAGAAGTTTGATACCGAAGTTTCTAAATGGATGTATGTTATGGGTGGTCGATTATGTTTTGACGTGAACGATATGGATACATGGCAGGTTATACCATTTTTGAAGGGTATTGCGCGTTCGGGTAAGTCGACACTCATTACAAAAGTGTTTCGTAAATTTTATAACGCGGACGATGTACGTACACTTTCGAATAACGTCGAAAAGAAGTTTGGTCTATCGTCTATTTATGACGCGTTCATGTTCATCGCACCCGAAGTCAAAGGCGATTTACAACTCGAACAAGCGGAGTTCCAATCGGTCGTATCCGGTGAAGATGTTTCTATTGCGGTAAAGCACGAAAAGGCGAAATCATTCGAATGGAAAACACCCGGTGTTCTCGGCGGAAACGAAGTTCCAAATTGGAAAGATAATTCGGGGAGTGTTTTACGTCGTATTTTAACGTGGAATTTCGGAAAACAGGTCAAGGATGCGGACCAAACACTCGAAACGAAACTCGAAGCTGAATTACCTATTATACTTCAAAAGTGTGTTCGTGCGTATTTGGAATATGCACAAAAGTATTCGGATCGAGATATTTGGAACGTTGTTCCCGAATACTTCAAGGTGGTTCAGCGTCAAGTTGCGACGATCGCGAGTACACTCGAAAACTTTCTTCAGTCGACCGGTGTGAAATACGGGAAGGAACTATACTGTCCCCAAAAAGACTTTGTCGCACTATTTAATGCACATTGTGGTGCAAATAATCTTGGTAAGCCTCGTTTTACACAGGACTTTTACGTTGGTCCGTTCAGTCAACGCGAGATTGAAGTTCGCGAAGAATCGATTACGTATAAGGGACGCATATATCCAAAACAGTCGTTCATATTTGGTATTGATATAGTCGACGAAACCATAACATTTGGTAATGAGTATTAAAATGTCAGAGTAGTATAAGTATGGATCCCAGACAATTCTTAAAAAATTCCAACGTTGATATTCAGAGGTCCGAGCCAGCTACACAGAACGGCCTTAAAATCGGGAAGTTTCATCCGGGAATGTATAACGTTCTCGTAAACAAAAACTTTTCAAAGGATGAAAAGCGCGTCGATTTACAATATATCTTAAAACAAAAACCAAAGGGGCACGCGCAGATAACACCCGGAATAACGATAGAACTGAACGAAATTAAGGGGTATTTCGGTAGGTTCCAAACGGGTGCTATACACACGGCA